ATAGTAGCAGTAATGCAAAAATATTTTGACCAATCAATTAGTGGTAATTGGTCATATAATCCTGAAAATTATGATGATGGAGAAATACCATTATCAATAATGGCAGAAGATTTATTAACAACTTATAAATTAGGTTGGAAGACATCTTATTATCAAAACACATATGATAGTAAGAAAGATGTAGAGGAACCTGTACATCCTATCGGTTGGAAAGATGATGTACCAGAAACAAAGACTATAATGGAGAAAAAAGACGAAGAAGAATGTGAGACCTGCGTAATTTAAAGGAACTTTATGGCATTTTTATGTGCAAATATACCACACACGGAAGTACTAGTTAAGAAACAGTATCTTTATGATTTAGAAAAGGGACACGGTGAGTTTGAACCAGGTATTTGGTGTAGTGTTAAAAGTATTCAAGGACGAGCATTATATTTTGAAACATATCTATATGAAACAGGTGCTTTATATGATAAACTTCCTATATCAGCATTTGTGTGGAAAGAAACAAAAGAAGATTTAAAGTTAGGTGATTTACAATTATGGGATTGTTTTAGTTATGATATATCAGTTATTGAAAAACAAGTGATAAGTGGCAATAGATGTAAGTATCTATCACCAAATAAGAAATTATATGAAGGAAATTATATGTTTAGTATAGACAGTTGTAATTCAACTAACAAAGAGATTAATATAGGTTATAGTGAAACTCCAAGTCAGCATAAATCTTTTAATATAATAAAATTAGATAATGGACATTTTGCTGCTCAACCAAATAATAGAGTTTTATTTTATGATAAGTCTTTAACACCTAGCAAACCAAAAATGCCTGATTATAAAGTATCTACTAGAGAGTTTAGTGTGGACAATATAAGTAAATGGACAGCAGGTGATAGTGATAAACACCATTACGAGTTAATAGAAACAGATAAAGAACACGAAACTAAAATGATAGAGTTAGGTGAAATGATGGTAAGATGGCCAAATTATACACTTGAAGAATTACAAAAAGAACAAGCATTAGCTGAGGCAGCAGACAGATTTAAAAAAAATGACTAAAAGCGTTTTTAATATAGATAAAAAATTAGATTATACTAAACAACCTATGTTTTTTGGTAAAGATTTACAGTTACAAAGATATGATACTATGAAGTATCCTATTTTTAATAAACTATTTCAACAACAATTAGGATACTTCTGGAGACCAGAAGAAGTATCTTTACAAAAAGACATTGCAGATTATAAAGAACTACCTGATCCTTTAAAGTTTATATTTACATCTAATATAAAATATCAAACAATGATGGATAGTGTGCAAGGTAGAGGACCAGCATTAGCATTTTTACCTTTTGTTTCAATACCTGAATTAGAAAGTTGTGTTATTGCCTGGGACTTTTTTGAAAACATACACTCACACTCTTATACATATATTATAAAAAATTTGTATTCTAATCCTAGTGAGGTTTTTGATACAATAGTTACAGATGAAAAGATTGAAAAAAGAGCAAATAGTATTACACAAACGTATGATGATATGATTAATTTAGGTTATAAATGGCAATTGAAACACGATAGTGTTGATATGTATGAATTGAAAAGAAAATTATTTTTAACATTAATGACTGTTAATATATTAGAAGGATTAAGATTTTATGTTTCTTTTGCTTGTTCGTTTGCATTTGGAGAATTAAAGTTGTTAGAAGGTTCTGCTAAAATACTTTCTTTAATTGCAAGGGATGAAACTTTGCATTTATCAATAACACAAAGAATACTTAATAACTATCGTGATAATGAAAATGATAAAATTATGAATAAAGTTATGAAAGATACAGAAAAAGAAGTTTATACAATGTATGAAAATGCAGTTGGACAAGAGAAACGTTGGGCAACTTATTTATTTTCAAAAGGTTCTATGATAGGATTGTCAGAAAAACTATTACATCAATTTGTAGAGTATATGGCAAATAGACGTATGAGAGCAATAGGATTAGAACCAAGATATGACCAAAAAGTAAATCCATTACCTTGGGTAGACCATTGGTTAAATAGTAGGTCATTACAAAATGCACCACAAGAAACAGAAATTGAAAGTTATGTTATAGGTGGAATTAAACAAGATGTACAGAAGGATCAGTTTAAAAAATTTAAATTATAAAAAGGAGAAAAAATGATTTGGTTATTAATTTTTATTGTAATTGCAGGATATTTATTAGCAGAACATAAGAACATTATAATGTATTTAAAGGATAAAATTAAATGAAGTGTGATAAGATTTTAATAGTTGGAGGAGGCTCCGCTGGGTGGATGACTGCTTCAACTTTAATTAGAGCTTTTCCTGATAAAGATATAACTGTATTAGAATCACCTAAAATTCCAACAATATCAGTTGGTGAAAGTACAATCTCAAAAGTTAAACAATGGACAAAATTTCTCGGAATAGAGGATAAAGAATTTTTAAAACATACCGACGGTACTATTAAATTTAGTATTAAGTTTACAGACTTTAATGGAAAAGACGAGGCGGCATTTCATTATCCTTTTGGTGCAGTTGTAACAGAAGGAACTAAATTAAGGTATAATGATTGGTGGATGAAAAAGGCATATAATCCAGGACTACCAGTTTCAGATTATGCTGATTGTTTTTCTCCTGTTATGGCATTAATTAATCAAAGTAAGGGTGCTAAAAACTTCCGTGGTTTTGATAATGATAAAGATTCTGCTTATCAGTTTGACGCAATTAAATTTGGTATATGGTTGAGGGATCATTATTGTATCCCTAGAGGTGTCAAACATATTCAAGAAGATATAAGTACCGTAGAACAAGATGAAGAAGGTATAGTTTCTTTGAACGGCAAACATAAAGCAGATTTATATGTTGATTGTACAGGTTTTAAATCAATGCTTTTAGGAGGTGCATTAAAAGTACCTTTTGAACCTATCCCTAAACTACCAAATAATAAAGCGTGGGTAACCAAGATTCCTTATATAGATAAAATTAAAGAGATGAAATCTTATACCAATTGTACAGCAATAGAGAATGGTTGGGTATGGAATATACCATTATGGAGTAGAGTTGGAACTGGCTATGTTTATTCAGATGAATTTGTTTCTGACAAGGACGCATTAAAAGAATTTAAAAGTCATTTAAAGAAAAATGGTGCTAATGTAGAAAAATTAGAATTTAGAAATCTTAAAATGAGGTGTGGTATACACGAAAGATTATTTGTAAAAAATGTTGTTGCTATAGGTTTAGCTAATGGATTTGTTGAACCATTAGAAAGTAATGGTTTGTTTTCAGTACACGAATTTTTAATAGAACTTGTAAGAAATTTAAGAAGAGGTGAAATTACACAATGGGACAAAGACAACTTTACGTTTGCCTGTAAATCTATCTATTATGGGTTTGTTGAATTTGTTGGTTTGCATTATGCTTTATCAACAAGAAATGATACACCATATTGGAAAGCAAATAACAGTAGAGATTGGGAAGAAAGTTTATATAATCTGAAACCTAAAGCATTCCTTGGATATTTACAAGCTGCTTTACAAAGAAACAAATATTGGGAGTTTCCTATTGATTCTCCTGAAAGTGCTGGTAATAGCGGATTACATTTTATAGCGGCTGGTTTCAATTGGGCACCAGATGATTTACCTAATCTAATATATCATACACATAAGAATAAGGAAGAAATAAAAGAAATAATGGAACCGTATTTTAAGAAATTAGATGTACGTAAAGAAATGTGGAATAAAGAAGTTGAAAAGTATCAAAGTTACCACGACTTTATACTAGAAAATTATTATAAGTAATATTATGAATCCAAATGAATTAACTAAACGATTTAAAATTAGTTGTGAGAATTGTAAAACTAAATTCACAATTAAATATGATGAAGATAATACAGATATGAAACCAATGTCTTGTCCATTTTGCAGTTTTGAATTTGATGATGAAGACGCAGATGAAACGGTTGAATTAAATGACAATGAAGGGAATGAAGATGAAACAAGTTGGGATTGATTATAGTTTAACAAGTCCTGCCATATGTATAACAGACGATAAATTTATATTTGAACGTAGTCGTTTTTATTTTCTAACTAATAAGAAGAAACATTTAGGTATATTTGGCAATATAACTGGTTCGGAACATCAACCGTGGACAGACCCTATCCAAAGATTTGCTCAAATTTCTGATTGGGTTTTAAAAGTTCTACGTTTATATCAACCTGGTGGGATTACAATATCAATTGAAAACTATTCATATGGTTCTAAAGGTAGAGCAGTATTTCAAATAGCAGAAAATTGTGGTATACTTAAATATAGATTATTAGAACAAAAATGGAATTATAGTGTTGTTGTACCAAGTGTTGTTAAGAAATTTGCTACAGGTAAGGGTAATGCAGATAAAGAAATGATGTATGAACAATTTTGTAAAGATACAAAAACAGATTTAAAGAAATTATTAGACACAGCAAAAGCAGGCAATCCTGTATCAGATATAGTTGATAGTTGGTATATAGCAAAGGCAAATTATGGACGACTTTAAATTATTAAAAGCAAAGAAAAGAGTTACTTGTACAGATGAACCTTTAGTAGGTGTAACTCCAAAAGTATTAAAAGTACCATTAGAAAATTTAATGTTAACTACTGATAATGATTGGATGATGAAAAGATATCCTAATTTTAAGAAAAGTATAGAGAGTTTAGGTATGATGTATCCAATCATATATACTAATATGAAGTATTATTGGTTAGTAGAAAAAAGATGGCCGAAGGATGCATATTCAGGAATTCCTATACCTGGTATTGCAGTACATACAGGCAACAAAAGAGTGTATTGGGCAAAAGAAAATGGATATACACATATTGAAGGATATTATGTTGAAAGTAAAGATGAACAAGCAGCAATAATTAGACGAACATTTATGGCACCTGAAAGAGGTAATTATGGAAAATAGACCAACAGCTGATATGTCTAATATCAATCGTGATACACGACTAGAAACCTTGCCACAAGCTACACTAGATACTTTTGCTAAGAATAGTATGATGGTGTATAATTGGGCAATGCCAGTTGAAGATTGTAAAATGATTATTCAGAAGTTTGAACAGGTACTCCGCCACGATATATCCTTGATGGATGTAGTTGATACTGAAAATAAAAAATTAATTGAAATTAATATAGACAAATATGGTGATTTTTGGAAAGAACCTAGAGAAAAATTTATGGGAATGATGGAAGAGTATGTGGATAGATTTAAGCAAAATTTGAATATAGAAACATCCGATTTTCCACTAGTAATTGATAGAGAAAACATAAAAATAAAAAAATATTTACCTAATGACAAAGATGAAATTTTTAAAGTTGATTCAGAAAAAAGATTTGTAGCTTTTATTTTATATCTTAATGATGTTGAAGAAGGTGGTGAAACACATCTACCAAAACAGGAAATAATGATTTCACCAAGAGCAGGAAGAATGTTAATGTTTCCTCCTTTTTGGACTCACCCACACGCTGAATTAAAACCAGTTAAAGAACCAAAATATATTATGATGTCTTATTTGCATTGTAGAGATACGACTGAAAAAGGGAATGGGAAAAAATAATGTATCAACCATTACCAGAAGGATTAATAATTAAAAAATCTTCTATACAAGGTCAAGGATTATTTACAACAAAGTTTATTGATAAGAATGTAAACTTAGGATTAAGTCATATTGTTGTTAATGATGAAATTATAAGAACTCCATTAGGTGGTCATATTAATCATAATGATGAGGCAAATTGTATAAAGGTGAGAGGTGTATTAGGTTTAGAAGCATTAGACAAGAATAAGTATTTTTTATTTACAACACGACCTATAAAAGCGTGGGAAGAAATAACACTTAAATATACTTTTTATAAGGTGAAAAAATGAGCAAATTAACTGTTATATTACCAGCGGCAGGAAAGGGTACTAGATTAAATCTACCATATCCAAAAGAAATATTACGATTAGATAATGATAATGCTTTAATTGATAATTGTTTTAATTTTTTTAGAGATTATGGAAGAAAAGATATTGAATTTATAGTTATTATTAATGAAAACAAACCAGAACTATTAACTTATTTAGCAAAATATAAAAATAAATTTAACATATCATTTATCTATCAGGATCCAAATGAGAAAGAATATACAGGTGCAATTAAAAGTGCTAGACCTTTATTTGGAGAACATAATATAGTTTTATTGCCTGATACATTAATGACATTGCAACCAAATCAAGATTTATATACTTTAATTATGTCAGCATTACAAGAAACAGGATTCACATTTTTATATAAAGAAGAAATTGATGAGGATGATTTAATATTAAAAACTAAAGGTGCATTAAATATAAATGCTGAAGGTTTAGTTTTAGATTATTGCGATAAACCTAAAGATAATAAATTAGGTTTATACAATGCGTTTTGGTGTGCGTTTGGATTTAGAAGACGAGTATTTGATAGTTGTATGAATTTTATGGAAAAATCTACATTAAAACAAAAAGTAAATGTTAAAGATATAAAAACAACACCTATCTATGGTAGTAAAGCAATTAAAGTAAAAGACTATGTTGATTTAGGAACTTGGAGTGAAATAAGGAGATTATTGATAAATTATGAAAAAGATAATAACTGACTGTGATGGCGTCCTTTTAGATTGGTGTTTTGCTTTTGACATTTGGATGAGTGAACAAGGATATACTAGAATGCCTGAAACGGATCATTACTTTAGTCAATCAAAACGATATAACATACCTGAAAAAGAAGCATTAGAACAAGTCAATTTATTTAATCAAACAGGAGTTTTAGGATTTGTACCAGCATATAAAGATAGTGTTGAGTATGTAACTAGATTAGCAAGAGAAGGTTATAGATTTGATGTTATTACTATGATTGGACCTGACAAGTATGCTCATAAGTTAAGAAAAACTAATTTACGATATCTATTTGGTGATGTATTTGATGAAATATATTGTGCAGGAGATTTTAAACAACCTAAAAAAGAAATTTTAGAAGAACGATATAAAGGAACAAATTATGTTTGGATTGAGGATAGAGTTGATTATGCAATGCAAGGTGATGAAGTCGGTTTAAATACATTTATGATGGATCATCCTTATAATAGAGAATATAAAGGACAACGAGTGAAGAATTGGAAAGAATTATATGACACCACATTTAGAAGCTAAAATTGGTGATTATGCTGATATAGTATTATTACCTGGTGATCCGTTAAGAGCAAAATGGATTGCAGAAACATATTTAGATGATGTAAGACAAGTTAATAGTGTGAGAAATATGTTAGGTTTTACAGGAACATATAAAGGTAAAGCTATATCAGTACAAGGTGGTGGTATGGGTATGCCTTCAAACGCAATTTACATACACGAACTTTATAATACGTATAATGTAAAAACTATTATAAGAGTGGGTAGTTGTGGTGGTATTCATAAAAATTTAAATGTAGGTGATGTAGTTGTAGCTACAAGAGCAATTACAGACAACGCAATGATGAATGTATCTGTCGGTGAAGGATCAACTGACTTGTTAAATGCTTATATGAAAGTGGCACCTAAAAATACTATGCAAGGATATATTAAGTCTAGTGATTGGTTTTATAATCCAAATAAAGATTGGTGGAAAGATGAAAAAATTGCATTAGCAGTTGAAATGGAAACACATATATTATATACTTTAGCAAATAAATTTAATAAGAAAGCATTATCAGTATGTACAGTTGCAGACCATTTTGAAAAACCTGAAGATATGACTTCTAAAGAAAGAGAAACTAGTTTTAAAGCAATGATAGAAAGTATATTACAAATATGTTAGTTTTTGTAACACCTAAAAGAACTGCCAGAGTGCCTTATTCTTATAGAACAAGAGCAAATATAGTAGCGGAGAATATGTTGGATAGTAAAGTCACAGATGATATTAAAACTTTACAAAAAAGTGATGTTGCAGTATTAGGTAAAAGACATACTAGAGAGGATGCTGAACATTGTATAAAACACGATATTAAATATATTGTTGATGTTGCAGATGATAAGTTTATGATGCTTAAACATTGGTATTATACAATACCAAAAGCAACAGTAGTTACTACAACTTGCGATAATTTAAGAACAATTATATTAGATGAAGTTGGTAAAGATTCTGTTATTATACCTGACCCTACTGAAAGAAAAAGAGGTGTGCCAAAGTTTGCAGTAAAAGAAAGTATGAAAGCATTTTATTATGGTGCAGAAGGTAATTATAGAAAAATAGATTGGCTTAAAGTTAAATCAACTTTAAATTCTTTAAAAAAAACTAAAGTTGATATTATGACAAATAAACCAAAAGACCCACCTAAAGCATACAAATATTTAAATAAATATGGACAATTTTGGTTAAAACCAGAAGAAAAAAAAGAATTAGAAGAAGAAGGTCTTAAAGAATATCATAGTTTAATAGATTGGAACTTTGATAAACAAGAGCAGTTAGTTAATGAATCAGATTTTGTTTTATTACCAGTTACTTCTGATAGAGAATCAAGATGTAAAGGAAATAATAGACCTATTGACGCATTACAACAAGGTAGAATAGTATTAACAAATCCAGGTATAAAAAGTTATGAAGATTTAAAAAATTACTTATACATAGGTGATTTTCATACAACATATAGCCTAATGCTTGAAAATCCTGAACAAGTGTTATACAAAATTAAAAATGCTCAAATGCATATAGATAAACATTATACACCAAAAGCGATAGCAAATAAGTGGAAACTAGTATATGACAGACTACATAAATAGAGATAAGGAGTGATTATGAAATATCCATTAGCTAGTGATACTTGGGATCATAAAGAGTTACACGCAATACAAGAAGTCATAAAAAGTGGACGATATACAATGGGTCCATACGTCAAGAAATTTGAGCAAGAGTTTGCCAAATATTTTAGATGTAATGAAGCAGTTATGGTTAATAGTGGTTCAACTGCCAATCTATTAATGATAGCATTGTTAAAATTAAAATATGAAAAAGGTGGTAATATAATTGTACCTGCTGTTTCTTGGTCAACAACTTTCTTTCCATTACAACAATACGGTTTCAAATTAAATTTTGTAGATGTAGATAGAGAAACTTTAAATATAGACCCTAATAAAGTTAGAGAAGCAATTAATGACGATACTTGCGCTATATTTGCAGTTAATCTTTTAGGTAACTCCTGTGACCATTATTCATTAATGCATATTGCTAGAGAACACAAACTTATGGTAATAGAGGACAATTGTGAGAGTTTAGGTGCTCAGACATATAACTTTGAATATTGTGGAACGTTTGCTGATTTAGGTAGTTTTTCTTTTTTCTTTTCACATCACTTACAAACAATGGAAGGTGGTATGATTGCCTGTAGAAATAAAGATGACGCAGATTATTTAAGGTCATTAAGAGCACACGGTTGGTGTAGAGATTTACCAGACGATAATAAAATTTATAAGAAGACTGGAGATAAGTTTAAAGATAGTTTTACGTTTGTAACTCCAGGTTATAGTGTAAGACCATTAGAAATGAGTGGTGCAATAGGTAGTGTGCAACTTAAAAAAGAAATGGAAATGAGAACTCAAAGAATTCGTAATGCTAAATATTTTCAACATAAATTTAAAGATAATAAAGATATTTTATTACAGAAAGAAATAGGAACGTCTAGTTGGTTTGGATTCTCACTAGTATTACAAAACAATTTAAAAGGTAAACGTGATGAAGTTGTTAAGAAACTTACAGAAAATGGAGTAGAGTGTAGACCTATTGTTGCAGGTAATTTTATGAACAATCCTGTAATAGATTATCTTGACTATTATAATAATAGTTGTCCCAATGCAGATTATATCCATAACAATGGTTTGTTTATAGGAAATGATATAAGAGATTTAAAAGAAAACATTGATATGGTATACAATATAATAAAGGAGATAAAGTGAAATGTTTGAAGAGATAACTGAAGAGTGGGATAAATTTTTTAAACAACACCCAACTGGTGGACCTTGGGATTATGAAATGGGTTTTAAAAAGTTACAAGATGACCACGTTGTTGATTTTATAAAGTATTATAATTTTGAAAAAAATCTAAAGGTTTTAGATTGTGGATGTGCAGATGGTAGAAATTCTGAATATCTTATAAATGAGGGGTTTGAGGTAACAGGTGTAGATTTTTCACAAACGGTGATAGAAAGAACTCAAAAGCGGTTACCCAAAGGAAAATTTCTTACTGGAGATGTAAGAAAATTAGATAAGATTGAAGAAAATAGTTTTGATTTTCTTATTGACGCTGGTGCTTTACACGTAAATTATCCACAAGATACTATATCAATTATAAAAGAGTATCATAGAATATTAAAACCTTCAGGAAAAATGTTTATTAGAGTTTTCAATAAGGAGGACGATACACCTAATCCTATTTTTACTGTAAATAAAGACTTAACTATGCCTGTATTTGGATATAGTGAGTTTGAATTTAGTAATCACATTAAAAATTATTTTAATGTTAAACATAAAATATATGATTCTCTTTATGGTTCTCACGGTCAAGGATGTAATTATTATTATTTGGAAAGGAAAAGTAAATGAAAAGAGCATTAATAACAGGTATAACTGGACAAGACGGCGCCTATCTTGCTAAATTATTATTAGAAAAAGGTTATAAAGTATTTGGTGGACAAAGACGAAGTACATCACCAAAACATTGGCGATTAGATGAAATGGGTATTACAGATAAGATTGAGTTTGTTGAACTTGATGTAATAGACCAAGCGAATATACGTAGAGCAATAGAAGAAACTAAACCTGACGAAGTGTATAATTTAGCTGCTCAATCATTTGTATGGCTATCATTTAAACAACCAGAACTTGCTACGTTAGTAGACGCTATGGGTTGTTTAAGAATACTAGAAAGTATAAGACAGGTTAATCCTAAAATAAAATTCTATCAAGCAAGTACAAGTGAAATGTTTGGTAAAGTATTTGAAACTCCACAAAAAGAAACAACAAAATTTTGGCCTAGAAGTCCATACGGTGTTGCGAAACTATTTGCTCATCACATAACAATTAACTATAGAGAAGCATATGGTATGTTTGCTTGTTGTGGTTTATTATTCAATCACGAAAGTGCCCATAGAGGTGAGGACTTTGTAACTAGAAAGATATCAAAAGGTTTAGCAAAATGGATGAAAGATAGTACTCCTATTGTATTAGGAAATTTAACAGCAAAAAGAGATTGGGGACACGCTGAGGATTTTGTTAGAGGTATGTGGCAAATGCTACAACACGATAAACCAGATGACTATGTATTAGCAACTGGTGAAATTCATAATGTAAAACAATTTTGTGATATGGCATTAGATTATAAAGAAATAAAACATTATTGGAAAGATAATGAGTGTTTTACAGATGGTAATTTATTAATCATTACTACTGATAAGAAACATTTAAGACCCGCTGAGGTAGATGTATTACAAGGGGATGCTACGAAAGCAAGAGAAGTACTTGGTTGGGAACATAAACATAATGTACAAAGTTTAATGAAAGAAATGGTAGACGCAGATTTAGAACGAGAAGGATTAGATAGTTCAACAGTTGTATCTGAAATGAGTATATTTGATTCACCGGAGAAATGTATATAATGGAACCTCAAGTACCATCTACCGGAACTATGTTTTGTGCAACATTTAATAAAAGATTATATGATGAGTATGCTCATCAATTAATTGACACATACGTGGCAACAAAACAAGTAGTACCTTTGTATGTTTTTGTTGAAGATAATCCAAAACTATATCCTCCAAGACGTAATGTATATTATAAGAATTTATTTGATTATGAACCAGATTTAAAAGATTTTGTTCAAAGAAATAAACATAGAACAGCAAATAATTTTTATGAAGAAGCGATAAGATTTAGTTATAAAGTATTTGCTCAATCAGCAGCAAGAAATTGGGCAACTAAAATATATTATGTAGATAGTGATTGTAAGTTTATGGGCACAATACCTTCTACTTGGTATCAGAACTGTTTACCAAATATGACATTTATGTCATTTTATAATAGACCACAACAATATACAGAAACAGGTTTTGTTGCATTTAATTCAAACAGTTTAATAACTACTGAATTTTTTGAAGAATATAAAAACTGGTATATAACAGATAAAGTATATTCAATACAGAAATTAGGAAAGAATTTTTGGACAGATTGCCATACATTGGACGCTACTAGGCAAATGTTTAAAGATGATCCCAGGTATAGTGAAAAACCACTAGGGGATGGTAGAAATGGACATATAATGGCAAGAGATACGTTTCTTAATCCATATATAGACCATAGAAAAGGTAAAAGAAAACAACAAGCAAATAGTCCAGAATGGAGAAAACACACAAATGAACCAAAATGATGACCAAGCAAGAGCAGAAGCCGCTAGTTATGAAAATGAATCTTCAATACAAAGAACGGTTACAATACCTTTAGAAGAATATGATAAGTTAAAGGAACAAAAACACCATATTACGGATCCTGATATGATTGCGATTATAGATAAAATTGGAGAATTAATAAGAGCATTGCGTAAAAATATAAGAATGCCATTATAATGATCCGAGTGTTTATAGGATACGATAGTAAAGAGAAGATAGCATTTAATGTGCTATCATATAGTATATTAAAACATAGTACAAGACCTGTATCTATTACACCAATATATTTGCCTAATATAAAAGACAACTTTACTAGAGAACGTAGTAATATAGAATCAACTGAATTTAGTTTTAGTAGATTTATAGTACCACACCTTATGAATTATAAGGGTTGGGCATTGTTTATGGATTGTGACCAGTTAATGCTTACAGATGTTGCTGAACTATGGAGATTGCGTGATGAGAAGTATGCCGTACAAGTATGTAAGCACGATTATGTACCAAGAAATCAAAAGAAGTTTTTAGGTCAAACACAAACAAAATATGAAAAGAAAAATTGGTCAAGTTTTATGTTAATGAATTGTGATAAGTGTACAGCACTAACACCTGATTATGTTAATAGTGCAACATGATTACAATTACATCAATTTAAATGGTTAGAAAATGATAAGATGATTGGTGAACTACCTTTAGAGTGGAATTGGTTAAGTGGAGAATATGAAAAGAAAGATGATGTTAAAAATGTACATTTTACAGAAGGTGGACCTTGGTTTGTAGATTATTTACATTGTGATTATGCAGATGAATGGCAAAAATTAAAAGAAGAAACAACAGAAACAAATATGATAAAATGACAGATAAAATAGATATACTTAAATATGGTGATTTAGATTTACCGGTAAAGGATTGCAAAGTTTTATTTACCAACAAACAAGGAAAACAATACGAGGTTGAACTAACACGTTTGATACAAGTATTTAATAATAATATATGGAACAACAAGAAGAGTGTAAAATGATTAGAGAAATACTAGAAGAGATTAAAAAAGTAAGGGACGATTTAGTACATACTAATAATCCACATTTTCAATCTTTACAAAACATTATTCTTAAATGGGAAACTAAACTTGCAACAGAAGAAATAGATGATAGATAAATCAATTGAGATAGTTATTGTTCCAAACTTTGGTGATGTAAATGCTCACCAAGACAATGTAGGAATTATATTAGAAGAAGAAAAAATTTTAAAAATCTTATCTAAACGTTATAAAAATGTTTCAATTACAACAATTACTTCTAAAGAAGATTTAGAGCAACTAGCAATAAGAAAACCTGATTTAGTATTCTCTGGTGTTAAATATTTTAATTTTGATAACAGAAATATATGGCTTAATGATTATCTGGAAATGTATGACATTCCTTATATTGCTTCTAGTAGAGAGGCACTAGACAACGAGAGTAATAAAAGTAGAGCTAAAAAAATTATGCAAAGAGCTAAAATTAAAACAGCAGATTTTTTCATAACTATACCAGGGAAACATAAAACTGAATTATCAATTCCTATTAAGTTTCCTCTTTTTATAAAACCAGTAATAGGTGGTGATAGTAGAGGCATTGATAAGAATTCCATCGTGTATGATTTTGAAAGTTTTAAAGCAAAAGTTTTAGATATTAAACTAAAACATAATTTATCTTCTCTAGTAGAAACATATTTGCCTGGAAAAGAATACAGCGTAGGTATTTTTAAAAATAACACTAATGGAAGTGTAAGAGCTATGCCAGTAGAAATTATTGTAAAGGAGAATGTAAATGGACATCATATTCTTGATTTTGACATTAAAAAAAATGATGAAGAAGAAGTAATTCCAGTAACCGATATTAAAATTTTTAACAAACTTTCTAAATTAGCAAAAGGTTCTTTTAAAGCATTGGGTGGTAAGTCTTTAGGAAGAATAGATATTAAAATGAACAATCGTGGTGTTCCGCATTTTATTGAAGCTAACCTTATGCCTGGACTCCGAAAAGGATATATGTATAGAGGTTGTTTATTCAATTTAAAGATGAACTATGATGATATGATTTTGTTTATAGCTAAAAACGGATTAGCTTCTAAAGTTATTAAAAAATTAAAGGAGTTGGAACCAATAGGTATACTCAAACGTGGCAGGACTTCCTGGGCGATGGACGTCAATTTCCGATTTCCAAGAGGAGAGTCGCAACAGAAGAAATAGAGGATGATCCAGGGACTACTGACAAGACCAGCGACAGATGATATTGTAAGACATTTTGTTGAAAGTGCAGAAGGTACATTACATACTGTTAAAGATGTTGATTTGAATAAACCTATTACTTGTTTTGGAATATTAAGAGGCACAGGCGAACTTTTGAAACAAAGTAAAGAGTTTTATTATTTTGACCACGCTTACTTATATGGTAATAGACATAAACCATCAAAGGTAACTGGTGAGAGAATATATAGATTAACAAAAAATCATTATCATATTCAAACTATACAAGAACTAACAGATGAAGATAATGAAAGAATTAAAAAGTATATAAAGTATATAAAATTAAAACCTTGGAAAGATGCTAAAGAAGGCGGTTATATATTAATTATAGCACCTTCTAATTTTCAAATAGACTATCATAATATAGGTAGTTGGGTTGATGATACTATAAAGACTTTAAAACAACATACAGATAGACCTATTAAAATAAGAGATAAAAAAAGTATGAAACCATTAAGAGAAGAAGTACAAGGTGCATATGCTATAGTATCTCATAATTCAGCAGTTGTAGTTGACGCTGTTATGAATGGAATACCTGTATTTTGTGATAAAATGAATATGGGTGTACCAATAGGGTTAACCGATTTTAGTAAAATAGAACAACCCATAAGACCTGCTAGATTAAACTGGATATATAGTTTACTAGCAAATCAATTTACTATGACAGAAATAAAAAATGGAACAGCGTGGAGGAAAGTCAATGAAAATATTTAAAAATAAATTATCAGATTTTTATAAATGGGTTAAAGGTACAGAATTAGTTGAACTAGATGATATAGACGTATCGGAAGATCCAGTTAGACCTGAATTAACATTAGGTTGGCGAATAACTAAAGGTCGTAAGATATATGGTTTAAAATTTGATAATGAAATTGAAGGTATTATTTGTATAGCTTATACCAATGATGTACCTACAAGTATAAAAGAACTAGATATTATGAGTGAGTTAGCAGATATTAAAAACGAAAAGAAAATTGCTATTGCTTATACTGTATGGTCAAGAAAAAGAGGTGCAGGTAAAGAAATTATGCAGAAAGTATTAAAGATGGCAAAAGAAAACAAAATTGAAAGAGTAATAACACTATCTCCATTAACACCTATGGCGACACACTTTCATATAAGAAATGGTGCAAAACAAATTAACATAAACGATTACACACAAAACTTTGAATATGCAATTAGATAACGAAATAAAATTAGATTACAAAGACGTATTATTAAAACCTAAAAGGTCAACATTATCATCAAGACGTGATGTAGAAATGACACGTAAGTTTACATTTAGAAATTCTGGTCATACGTATGAGTGTTGTCCAATAATAGCATCCAATATGGATGGAGTAGGAACATTTAGTATGGCGAAAGTTATACAAGAGTATAAAATGATGACTACTATTACAAAGACAGCAACAATAGAACAATGGAGAAAAGCAGTAGGTGATGGTATTAAATTAAAGTATATATCAGTATGTACAGGTACAGGTAAGCTATGGCAAGATAACGCTGAAGATTATGCTACAATGAAAGAAGTGTTGAAGAGTTATCCAGACATTAAGTTTATTACTGTAGATGTAGCAAATGGATATCACACAAATTTTTCAGATTTTGTAAGTTGCGTTAGGGATGATTATCCAGATAAAACTATTATTGCAGGTAATGTGGTGACAGCAGAAATGACAGAAGAATTAATTATACAAGGTGCAGACGTAGTTAAAGTAGGTATTGGACCAGGTAGTGTATGTACAACAAGAACAATGGCAGGTGTAGGGGTACCTCAATTTAGTGCAGTAATGGAGTGTGCTGACGCTGCTAATGGTGTTGGTGGTCATATAGTTGCAGATGGTGGTTGTAATATGCCAGGAGATATTGCGAAAGCATTTGGTGCTGGTGCTCATTTTGTTATGTTGGGTGGTATGTTAGCAGGACATAATGAAAGTGAAGTAGAAAGTAAAAATGGTAAAAGAGAATTTTATGGAATGTCTTCTGATAGAGCAAGAGAAATACACGGAAAAAGAAAAGATGGTTATAGAGGTAATGAAGGACGAGCAGTAACATTACCAGATAGAGGACCAGTTAAAGAAACAATAGAAGATATATTAGGTGGCGTTAGGTCAAGTTGTACTTATATTGGTGCAAGACGATTAAAAGATATTCCTAAATGTGCTAGTTTTGTTAGATGTCACCAACCATTGAATACAGTATTTGAAACATATGATAATAACTCATAATATACCCTGGGATAAATGTTTAAGTAAACAGTTGTTTCCTGCCATAGAAAAAGGTTGGACTGATACAGATAAACCTATTCACTTTTTTTGGGGACTTGCAGGTAAGAATATACAAGGTATAAAAGAGTGCATAGAGAAAAACGAAGAGTGGTGGTATGTAGATGTTGGTTATTTAACACAACAAATTACAAGATATCCAGAACCTATTATACACGATTACGATAAGACATATTTTAGAATATGTAAAGGTAATATACACACGCTTAGGTGCAAAGTTGGTCCTGGTGCAAGATTACAGAAGCTAGAGCATCAAGGAATTGATATACAGTTTAAAGGGTGGAATACTGGAGAAACAACTCATATACTATTGGCACCTTCTTCTCAAACGGTAACCTACCATATTAATGGAATTAGTCAAGATGATTGGATTAAACAGATTACAGAAGAGATTAAAAAACATACAGATAAACCAATTAGATTCAGAAATAAACCTAGACCTGGTAATGCGTGGTGGGAAACTGATATAAAAGAAGACTTAAAAAATGCTCATTGTTTGGTAACCAATATGAGTTTAGCTGCTATTGACGCAATATTAAATCAAGTACCTGTAATATGCCATCAACGAAACATAGCGTCATTTGTTTCATCAAGAGATATAAAGTTTATAAAGAAACCAATGAGACCTGGAAGAAAGACTATAACAGAATGGTTAAAGATGATTGCACAAAATCAATTTACAATACCTGAAATTGCAGATGGAACTGCTTATAGAACATTACAAGAACAAAACGTATGATAAATTTTGTATGTGTATATTATGGAACAAAGTATTCATTAGATTATGTACAAGTGCTATACAATATGGTACAAAGACATTTAACTATACCTCATAAGTTTATATGTTTTTCAGACCACGTAAAACCTCAAAAGATATTAAAAGGAAATATAGAATTTAGAAAGTTTAAATTTCACGATTATGATGGTTGGTGGAATAAAATGCAGTTGTTTAGTGAAGAAGCTAATTTAAAAGGTCCTTGTTTATATATGGATTTAGATGTAGTGATTATAGACAACATAAATGAACTAGCAACATTTGGTGATGATATGACATTTGGTGTAATAAACGATTTCAACCTAGCAACGAAAGAGTATAATTCAAGTATAATGAAATTCAATAATGAAGTTGCAACGAAATTAGTATGGAATAAGTTTTTAGAAGATAAACCTAATTTAATGAAATTGCAAGGTGACCAAAACGTAATGTCAAAATTAGTGATGAAGAGTGAACATAAGAAAGTAATGCCAGACGAATGGACATATTCTTATAAATGGCATAGTAGACAAGACCCTAGATTTCATAAAAGTGAGTGGAAGTTTGAATTGAAAGAAAAAGCTAAGGTTGCAGTATTCCACGGTAGACCTTTTCCTCACGAATCTACACAGGAATGGGTCAAAAAAGAGTGGAATTAGAACAAAACTAGAACAAATATCTCTAAAAACCGCATAAAATAGTGTTTTTTTTACTTGACTTTTGAGTAAAATACCTGTATAGTATACACATACTATGAAAATAAACACTATGAAAAAAACAAATCAAGTAAAATTAAATGACGTTGACTATACATTTAACGTATGTTATTTAAGAGAATATATGGATCCTGAAAACGAAGGAGAATTCTTTTATGCATATGAAACTGTATATAGAAACGTTCCTTATAAATTCAAAGACAAATTTAAAACAGATTCTATGAAGATGAAGATTCTTAAATTTTGTGATTGGAACTATAAAGAAACTGCTAAGAACTTTGAAAATGTAACTAAAATTGAATTGATAGACCAAGACAAATACTATCAAACATTTGCTGATGTATTCGGAGATGTTGCAGAAGACAATAACTCAATGTTTAATGATTACGGACAATCATTTGATAGACAATCTTTAAGAAAAGATTTTAATCCAAAATTAACCAAAAAATTTATTAAAAACTACACTATGAAAGGAGTACACTAATGAGTAAAGTAAAACAATGGGCAACAGACGTTGCTGAAAAAGCAGTTGATGATATTATTGCAAAAGTTAAGAATAAAATTATTGACTTAAAAACTGCTAAAGACGATATCTTAAAAATAGATAATCTTGCTTTAGTTTCAATTGACGAAGATAATATTGATGAAGTATTAGAAATGGAGTTGAATATATGAGTAATATAACAGACCAATTTATCGGAAAAGACGATATCGGTAAAAACCTATACAGAAAGAAAACTTATTATACTTTATGTATAGAACAAGATTGTCTTGCTAAAAATCAAGAAGAAGCAGATACTAAATTAAGTGATTGCGGAATTGATTATAGTAAAATTACTAAAGATTTAGCAGAAGAAAAAAACGGTGTTGAAACTTATATGACAGACGCCAACTATACAGATTCAGCTAAAACTGAATATGTTGCAAAAGTTGTTTATGATGACTATGACGGTTTAGAAAATGCTATAGAAAACGGTGATGTTGAGTTAGACACATATGCTTCAGAAAACGATATAATTACAGCAGACGGTAAAGTTGTTGATAAAGAAGAATCACCACTTGATGATTTGCACGAAGCATTAAATCCTAATAACAGTTATAAACTAGTAGAGAGTAAATAATGAATAAAGAAACTATACAAGAGTTTATATTAAGAGGAGGTAAAGTAAAGATTTTACCTGCTCAAAAAGTTAATACTACAAATATTGTTAGAGCAAATACTGCTTACACACACGGCAGAATGAAAATGTTACATAATGTAAAATTGAGTGGTATGGGTGCTTATACTTTTGAAAAGAAGGTAGCATAATGAATTTAGAACACGGAATATTATTAATGTTTATCGGAATGACTTTATCAGTTGTTGTATTGTTTATTGCTTATTACTTCGGAAGTAAAGATAAGAAAAAAGAAAAATTAACCGAAGTAGAAAAATCATTAAGAGATTTATATAAAAGAAACGGAGATGACACAAACTAATGAACAGAAGATTAAAACATTTTAAAGACGGCAAACTTCACATTTATGTAAGAACAGACAAGTACAATGATAAAATCAAGTCAGATATTTGGGTTGGTCGTACTTATATTCAAGGTAGTGATATTGTTAAAACTTCTGGTACTAAAGATTTTAAGAAAGCAAAAGAAATCTTATTTAAATGGTATGATGAATTACAATTTAAAAAAGAACACAATATTAAAATACATAAAAGACATAAATTAGAAAGATTTTTAGATAGACATAACCATACAATGGAATTAATTAGAACTATACTTCCAATTATTTTGTTAGTTATGCAAACAATAATTTTGATAAAGGTATTTAACTAATGAAATATAACGAAGATAAAATATTAAAAGAAGTTTTAGAATATATCAAAGGCACATATTCAAAACACTATTCTACTACTAAAGAAGGATTCCAAGTCCAAGATATGTTAAGACATTTAAAGATAGACAAAGATTTCAGTTTATCAAATGCAATAAAATATCTTTGTAGATACGGTAAAAAAGAAGGTAAAAACAAAAAAGATTTATATAAAGCAATACACTATATTGTATTATTAATATCAAGTGAGGAAAATGAAAAAAAAAACTAAAAAACTTATATTAGAATTATTAAATTTTTGGCCAATGACAATAGTTGTGCCAATAATGATTTTTTTAATTTTAACAGCAAACATATGGTAAGTAATAAGATTATATACAACAATATGAATTTCTACTATGATGTAAATGATATGAATATATCAATTTATGGTAAAGCGTGGAAACCAGTTGAGTATTTAAGTAATACAGGAAAAAGAGAGAAAGTAAAACAACATATATTAAAACAAGACTTAACACAAAGAATAGGAGGAAAAAAGTATATGACATTATTAACAGAAAATCAAACAATCAATGGTTTTGATAATACAGCAGATGTATTAATATCAATAAAAGAAAGCATTGAAGATGATAATAAAGATACAGCAATTGATATGGTAAATCAATTAATTGATGTTGAAAAAGAAGAATCAGATATTGATGTTTCTTTAAATTTAGAAAATCAAAGTTGTGATTGCAATATGTGTAGAAGTGGAACTAACTAAAATGACTAGGATCCACCCTATAGCAGACTATCAAACTAGTTGGAATAGCTCACCAGAACCCTTGCTAGAGGGTCGGAAACGTCAAAAAATGAGTAAAATAGGGGTTATTTAGAGCTTGACATTACCAACGGTTTATGATAGTATATAAGAGAATAAAGAGAAAGGACATACAATATGAGTAAAAGTAATAGTACTGTGATATATAATAAAGACAATATCTACAAAGAGTTTAATGTTGCTAAAAATAAAGACATTGAACTATCAGACAAGAAAACGCAAGACGAAAAAGAGAACGACATCCATACAAACAGATTGCAGTTTTGTAAAGAACACCTAGAGTTATCTACAAATGACCCAGGTTTATACGATTGTGATATTAAGTGGGAAAGTTTAATAACTGCTTATTCTTCTGAACAACCAAGAGACCATTTCTATAAAAGTGTATTCGGCAGAACTTATGCTGAACAAGTAGAATTTGAAACGTCTGATGATAAAGATGATGACGGAGGAGAAGAATCCTATTATAGAAGTAGAAGAAAACAAAGAGGCTATAAAAGATAATTAATGCCAAAACCTACGTTTAAAGAAATTGTTGATCCACAGCAAACTGTATGTGATAATTTTCACGAATGGATACAAAAACAAAGTGAAAATTATGATCCACTTATGGTGAATATGACGGCTTTGGGTCAATCATTAAAAATTATGAAGTCAGTAATGCCTAGTGCAGATTATGACCGAATGATGGAAACGGTTTATCAATCAAAAGATAAGATTGAACCGTTTAAGAAACCAAGAGTACATTAATAGAAGGAGAATATTATGAAAACTATAATGACAATACTAGTGTTTATTACATTAACAACTACTGCTTATGCAGGACCTGTTGAAGATAAAATTAACGCTGTAAATACGTGGTTTGCTAATGAAAAAGCAACTACTATTGAATTTCAACAAGTACAATGGCAAGAAGGTAAAGACCAAATTGCTAATACTATTTTGAAATTTAAAAAAATGTTTAATTGGAGTAATTAATGGCATACGGAGATTTTGTTTGTACAAGTGCTAATGACGGCACACATTATTTCAGACCTATTACTGCTAGAGCTCAAACACTCTGGCAGAAAAAGGATTTTAATAAATTAGTAATTGATAATAACGAAGACTATTACATAGTTAAGAGTGTTGATAGTCAGAAAATATGTAATGAGATACGCAAGAATAATATGGATTTTACTAGCTAGTCTAGTATTAACGAACTGTGCTAACAGGTCCCATACAGGTGCTGTGTTAGGTGCAACAACAGGAACAACAATATGTTTAGAGTACATATCAGATAATCCTTATTTGATTGCTACTTGTGCTGTTGGCGCTGCCTTTGCTGGTGCAGAAATTTTATATAAAAGTGATAAAGATGTACATAACGCTGTGTTTGTAGACCATTTAAATACAAGTGGTTATGGTTCATCTTATACGAATTGGTATAATTCTAATACAGGAAATAGTGGAACTATACACATAACAAAATCATATCTAGTTGCTACTATTAAATGTAAAGATTATGACCACGTAGTAGATATAACAAGTCAATGGCCTATGATTGGTGTTGGCGGAGTTACTAGAAAAGTACAGTTTGGAAGTGCTTGTCAAATGCCAGATGGAAGATGGATTGAAAAACCAGTTGGTTTAAATGCAAATTATATTATGGAGAATAAATGAACCCGAATAAAATAAAAATTTTTATGTTTGCTACTCTAATAATGATTACTATATTATTATGTATCAATATGGCTTGGAGTGCTGATATTGAGTGTGTTGAGTGTGATTTAAACACAAAAGAATTTAAAGACGCTAAAGTAACCGAAATAGAGTGGCATAATGCCGATGGAACTATACAACGTAGTACAAAAGTTGAAGATGGTTCTCAAAAAGTATTATATAATAATGTTAAACCAGTTGAAAATGACGCTGACCAATATTGTTATATAAAAGTGATTATTAAACAAAGTGCTAATGGAGATATTTCCAAAGAAGAAAAATTATATTGTTCCGATGGTAGAAGTGGTGTATCAGATACACCTACCTATTGGGAACTATTTGCTCAGTTTTACTATGCTAGCGTTTCTACACCCGATTATTGTAGATACTATAGTCGTAAAAACCACGCTTTTAAATCGTACGGAAAAGTGTGTTTAAACAAGTACGGAGAATGGAAGGTAAAATAATGATTAAAAATATAATCATAATTTCACTTCTTCTAGTTGTTGTATATGGGGTCACGGCTGACCAATTTTTGGGATATGCCCAATCCAGCATTGACTTAATACAAGAACTGTTATATAATGTACAAAGGAGTGTGAAAAAATAATGAACAAATACATTAAGATTTTATCAGTTGCAGTACTAGGACTATTATTGTCTAACTGTGCCGGTAATTATAAAATAAAAAGTGAAAAAGGAAAAGTAGTTAATACTGTTCCAAAATGGTATATGGCCGATTTTTCTGATACTAAAGCGTGTGATACGCCTAGATTTGGTAAAGGAAAAGAAAAGGAATGTATCTTTGGAGTTGGTACTAGCGTTTCACCAGACTTGAATCTTGCAATTGAGAAAGCCAAAATGATAGCGAAAGCTGAAATGGCGGACATAATCAAAGGCGAAATGAATAAAGAGTCTAAACAGTTTATTACGGAGATTGGAAAATCTAATACTAAAACTGTTGTTAGTGAAGTAGAATCTGTATTGGTAAATATAATTAAAGATACGCCAGTTAGAGGATATGAAATCTTTGCTCAAGACGTAACCTTAACAAAGAACGGTTACTATAGAGCTTGGATTGGTTTGAGATTGCCATTAGGTGAATATAATAAAATGTTCAACTATACAATTGAACAAGCTACAGACGCTTATAACTTGAAGTATCACGCTAACAAGTCGTTTGACAACCTTATGAAAAAGGATGATGATGATGGAAAAAAAGTTAGCAATTAAAGATATCACAGTATATTCAAAAGAAAATTGTCTATACTGTGTGAAGGCAAAGTCCCTTCTAAAGGGACTTGGTCTAACTTTTACAGAAAAGAAATTAGAAGAATTTAAGTCAGTAGATGAAATGATTAAGGACATTGGTAAAAAAGTAAGAGCAATGCCTCAAATTAAGATTGATGGAGAACTAGTTGGTGGATACAATCAACTTGTAGAGTATTTTAATAATAAAGGTTTAGTGAATTTTAAAGGTGATATTATACGTGACTAACGAGGACGAAACAAAAAAAGATAACTTAATTTTATTTCCACAGAATAGAATTAAAAAGAGAATAACACAACCACAAGAATCTCCTTTTACAAAACGATTAAAAGAGCAACAGACTAAAGAGTTTATTGAACAAAGTGTAGATGAACTTGGATTTGAGTTATTAAGAAAATTTAATGATATGGGATTAAAGACTACAAAAGAACTTTTTACTAAAGACCTTGCGTTAGTTATTGATTGTATAAGAGGTTTGATTTATAGAGATTTTGGTTTATCACATACTGCTCAATTGATGTCAAATAAAATGGTATCAATAAAATTTAATAAAGCAGGTAAAGCTATGGCAGCTAGGATAGATTATTCAGATTTTATGAATGGTAAAAAACCAAAACAACCAAATGTTTTTAATAAAGAATTTAAAGAAGAGTTAAACGATTTACAAGATGGATCAGATTTGTTTGAATCTGATATGGACTTAAATGGAGATGATGATAAGAAATAGTTTAATGATATTAATAATGCTTACTTTAATTAACTGTAGTGGTCAAGAAAAACCTAAATTGGATGCAATGGGTAAATTTTTTGATTGTTTAGGTGATAGTAGTAAGTGTGAGAATTTAAAGAATTCCAATGAGGAATAGTCACAATGGCAGACTTAAAAATGCTAATAATAAAGGAGAATAAAACAATATGTTTTTTTCAAAAAAAGTAGTTGCACCAAAAGTTGTAACTAAAGGAAGAAAATCCTTATCAAAAACTACAAAGGTTTTAAATCTTTTGTCAAAAGGTGACCCAGTTTCTTGGAAGACTTTAAGAAATAGATACGACCTGATTTCACCAAGAGCGATGGTTGATAAACTACGTTCAAAGGGTCATATGATTTATATTAATAAATCAAATGCAGGTACATCTTATAGAATAGGAACTCCTACAAAAGCAATAATTGCTGCTGGGATAACTAAACTGTATGGTACAGAATACGCTTATAGTGCGTAATTGAATCGTAACCAATACGATTGATACAGGCGACCTGTTTTACGGCTCGCCTGTATTCTTATTATATGAAAACAACAGATTTAACACCAGTAGAAATTCATAATAACATCTATTACAAAAGGGATGATTATTATGCTCCATATGGTAAAGACAATGTTAATGGAGGTAAGACAAGACAGGCAATTTGTTTGTTTGAAGAATTAAAAGATGAAATTAAAAACAAATATAATGGTGGAGTAGTTACAGGTTCATCTGTTAATAGTCCACAAGCACCTATTATAGCGGCAGTTGCTCAAGACTTTGGTTTTAAATGTGTTATAGGTGTAGGTGGTACAACACCTAAAACAATAGACACCCACCATATGATAAGATTATCAAGACACTATGGTGCTGATATTGAAAATGTTGCAGGTCACGGATATACAGTTGCAATAGATAGTGGATTAAAAAAGAAAGTAATGGCTAAAAATGGTTTTATGTTAATCAAGTTTGGTAATAGTGCTGCTACGAATCCAGAATCAATATTTGATAGTGTTGCTAATCAAGTTGAAAACATACCAGATAAATTAGATAATTTAGTAGTTGCAATAGGTAGTGGTATACAGTTTGCAGGTATAATTAAAGGGATAGAGAAATTTAAGAAAAAAGTAAAGAGAATTATAGGGGTCACTTTTGTTGACCGTAGTAAAAAGATTGATGAGTATTTAAATCAATTTAGTAATCTTGAATTAGGGTTTAAGAATTTTCAAGATTATGAAATGCATAAGACACCTTTACCATATTCAAAATCAGTATGGGAAGATGTTGGTAATGGTTTTATTGACGATATATACGAAGGTAAAGCACATAAGTGGATGAGAGAAAACATAGATACTACAAAAGAAAAAACGCTATTTTGGAGTATCGGGAGAAGATTAACAGCGGAAGAAGTAGATAAGTTATATAAATAGTTATATGATTAATATTACAAATTGGAGTATAAAATGGCAGAAACAGCAAAACAACACCCATCATTAATAAGTAAGTCTTCTATGGAAGCAATGGCTAGTACAGCCGGATCAGGCGACCTATTATTTTCAGAAGTCTTAACTAAAGTAAATAACGCAAAAGATAGAGCTAAAAAGGTAGAGATTTTAAAACAATATAATCATCCATCTTTAAGAATGCTTATAAAAGGATCATTTGATCCTAGTATTGAGTGGGAAATACCAGAAGGTGTACCTCCATATATGGAAAATTCAGCACCAAAAGGTACAGAACATACAATACTTAAAACTGAAGCTAAACGATTGTGGCATTTTATTAAAGGTGCAGATACTAAAACTACAAGAACTCAAAAAGAAACTTTGTTTATTCAAATGTTAGAAGGATTACAAGCAGATGAAGCGAAGTTATTGCTTAGTATAAAAGATAAAACTTTACATAGAACATATAAAGGTTTGAGCGACTCGGTAGTAAAAGAAGCCTTTGGATGGAACGAATTGTATCAAAACCTAGAGAAAAAATAGATATTTTTAGCTAGTATTATCAAAAAACGTTGATTTTACTAGTGTTTTAGTGCTTGACTTTACTATCTTTATTGTGTATAATAGATACTATAAACAATAAATATTAGGAGAGAAATATATTATGAAAAAAGTGATGTTTATTATACTATTGAATTTAGTATTATGGTTTGGACTTACTAGTCTATCCACTATTGCTAATGCAAATGAATATAATAAAGCAGTTATAGCACACGTCATAAAACAAAATGTTGATGGCAATAGTGTAGATAAAACTGCTTTAATGGAGCAAGAACTACACAGGATAGTATACGCTATGATAAATGAATTTAGTAGCGTTTTACAGAAACACCTACCAAATGTACTAGACAGTCTTGCTAGTGAAATCAGACAAAAAAATGATAAAGAGTTTAAATGTGCTCTTTTAAAAGGAAGTGATTATGAGTGTAATTGAAAATATAGTTAATACTTTGAATTGGATATATCAATATATCCCTAAAGAGTTAGTAATAGTAATTCTTGGGAGTATGATATTATTTGTTATTTTAGAACTAGGGGATAGAAAAAGAAAAAAACAATGGCTAAAAGAACAAAAACAATATCAAAAAAACAGAAAATCAAGAGAAAGTTAAAAAAAGAACTTTCTTCTGTTAAAATGTTAAAATATAAAACTACATATAAAGATATTAAAAAGTATTTTAAACTTATTAATGAATTTGTGTTTGCTAATAAGCTATCTCCCTTTAATGAGATTACATTAGTGCATAAACCAAGAAACTACATAGGACAAGTTGTAGTAAGTGATAAGATAGGAAAAGGAACTAGAAACTTTATTTTAGAAATGATGAAAGTTTATAGTAATAAAAAAGAGTTTGTTGATACGTTGGCACACGAAATGATCCATCTGTATCAAATGGCAAATTTAGGTGATACAGGAAATCATAATGATTTATTCTATAGTTTCAGACCAAAACTGAATACTATTGGATTAGATATATAATAGAAAGAGAAGTAAATTATGGGTGAAGTGAGAAAAACAAAAGAACTGGACCACTATTTGAAAAGACTAATAGTAAACGTTCCAGACAAAATTCAACAGTTTATAGATGATAAAGACGGCAAGTATTCTATGATTTATTATACTGGAAGTTGGTCAAAAGATATATATGATAACTTTACTGAAATACAAGCAGAAAAGATATTTAAAAATATGGCACAATTTCAGAACCAAGTAAGTTTTATTCAAAAGAAAAATGATCCATCAATCGGTGGATATGAATACCAGATAGCAAGGTTTTAATGAAATTAACAAAAAATCCTATCTTTAAGAAAACATATTGGTGGTTAAAAGCATCCTTACTAGTTGTTGCTATATCAACTATAGCATATGGTGTAGGAACATTTAAACCTAATCCTATTGCAGTTAAAGAAGCAACAGAAGAAGTTAGAATAGAACACGCTGAATGGGCACAAAAGTTAGGATTAAATGAACCTAGTTTTGAATATACTAACTCAAAAGAATTTATATTAGAACTTAACAAGTGTGTTGATTTTTTAAATTATCATACACCACCAGATAAAAGAGTACCTATTCAAATGGTGACAGCACAAGCAGCATTAGAGTCTGCCTGGGGTAAAAGTAGATTTGCTGTTAAAGCAAATAATTTATTTGGTATTAGAGTATTTAAAAGTACAAACAAACACTTATTACCAGAAGGTGTTGAGGAATGGCCAGGTTGGGGAGTTAGAGTATTTGAAACAAAATGTAATTCAGTTAAAGAATACATAAGAATATTAAATGAACACCCAGCATATAAAGAGTTTAGAGCATTAAGAGCAAAATTACTAAAAGATGGTGAACTACTAGACGCAAAAGCACTAGTAAGAACTTTAGATAAATTTTCTACTACAGAAGATTATGATGAAAGAGTTATTAGTATAATGAGTAAAGTAGAAAAAGTATTAAACGATATTAAAGAGGAATAATGAGAAATTTGTTTTTCATTTTAGTAGTACTATTAAGTGCTATATCTATATCAGGTATTGCTGCCGCTTATAGTATTATAGGATTAGCAACTCTATTTGCAGGTGCTAAAGTAGCAATTATTGCTATGGGTACTTCACTAGAAGTTGGTAAGTTAGTTGCCGCCAGTTGGTTATATCAAAACTGGAAAAATTCAAATCTACCAAAAACAATAAGAGCATATTTAACCACGTCTGTTATTGTATTAGTATTTGTAACTAGTATGGGTATCTTTGGGTTTCTATCAAAGGCACACCTAGACCAAGTAAGACCTACAAGTGATAATGTAGTACATATATCATTAATAGATAGACAAATTTTACAAGAAAACGTTGTTATAGATAGAGCAGAAAAGACATTAAACTTATTAGACAAAGCATTAGAGGTATATATAGATAAAGAATATGTTAGTAGAGGACTAAAAGAACGTAAGAAACAAAAAGAAGAAAGAGATTTTTTAAATAATGAAATAAGAGTTGCAATGGATAAGATTGCAAAATTGACATTAGAAAAAGGTAATATAGAACTAGAACAATTAAAGATAGAAGCAGATGTTGGTCCACTTAAATATGTTGCAGAATTGATATATGGTGACGAAGCAAAAGAACATTTTGACGAAGCAGTTAGATGGATTATTATTGTATTAATATTTGTATTTGACCCATTAGCAGTATTGTTATTGATAGCTGCCAACATATCATTAAGGGAAAGAAAATTAGCAAATGAAGCAAAGAATAAGAAAAAAGAAAAAGACACTAACTGGCAAAGGGAAGCGACTAGAGCTAAAATTACAGCGCAAGGTCTCCGAGATAAGCAAAAGTTTTATAAAACATTTTTTACAAAACTAGGTAAAAGAAGTTTAACGAATAGAGATTATGAAGATTTTTTTAAAGGTATGGGTACGGAAGAGTTAATGAAATTAGGTTTAGATCCAGATGAAATAAGAATCAAACTAGACCAAATAATGGAATTTAATGAACCAACGACTAAACCGTATTTAGAATCGGGAGTTAAGAAATGAAGAAGATAATTATAGTATTATCATTACTACTATTAAATGCTTGTGCTGTAGCTCCATCTTGGTTAGCAACAGGTACAGGTGCGTATTCAGAATACAAAGTAATATCAGCTGCTAAAACTGGTATAGATTTTGGTTTATCAATGAACGATTTACCTACAACCAATGATGTAATATTATCAAAAATTACAGGATATGAATGTAAAGTTAGTAGAGCGCTTAAAGAAGGTATAGAGTATATTTGTGCTAATATAAAAATACATCCACCAACAAACGCTACCCTTGACAAAGATGAAAAAAAGTGATATTATGGTACTTATGAATACTCATTTACAAGCTTGTCCTAGATGTGCTGATAGGATGATTAAACAAGCAGAAAAAGCATTAGACAGGTCAGAAACAGACTGGTCAAAAAACTTTTGGCACGGAGTGTGGCAGAAGTTAAGAAGTAAATATAAATCAATAGACGAGGTAACATATCATTAAAATGAAACAAAAAATATTAGAAGCAGTTAAAAAACACGCAGAAGGTAACATTGCAAAAGCAAAAGCAAATATTGATGTATTTTTAAATAGTCCTGTTGGTGTTGCAACACATATGGATTCAGTTGATACAGTTGTTAAAGAAATAAAAGTAATAGCAGACAACAAAGAAATTATTGAAACTCTAAACGAAATCTAAATGATTGATTATCTTTTAAAAGGTGGTGTATCACAACACCCAAACTTTTTCACAAACGAAAAATTTAATAGTATTAAAAGAGATTTAAAAAGTTTGGAATGGAACAAACAACATCAACCATATAAGATTGGGCATTATGGCAATAGACTACAGGCAATGCCTTGCTATCAAACTACATATGATAAAGAGAACGATTATATCATAAGTAATATAGAACGTATATTACAAACTAAAATTACTGATTTCAAGGTTCTTGTAAGAAAAATGTTATCTAGTGAAATAAAACAATCTCCACAAAACTTTGGTAAATATGGTTTTGTACATAGGGATTATCCTGAAGAATCCTATAAAGAACCTTTATTAGCAGGTATGATGTATTTTGACCAGGCATATGATGGAGGCACGGCATTTTTTCATACTCAAATGGAGAAAGCGCCAGACATATATATAAGTGCTCTTCCAAATAGACTGGTTTTATATCACGGTGGTAGATATCACGCACCTTGTTTTGATTATACCTTTGAAGAAAGAATAACTTTCTCTTTCTTCTTTAAACAAGAAATGGGACAAAATGAAATTAAAGATTAAGAAAACTGAATATCAAGATATAGCTGATTGTATCAGAAGTGACCAAGTACCTGCCTCGGCAGTATTTGAGTATTTTTCTGACAAACTTTTTTATAAGTGGTACAAGGGAAGATATCTTAATGCCTAGATATCTTTTTCATAATAAGAGAACTAAAAAAGAGTGGGCAGATTTTATGACAATTGCTGAAATGGAAGAAATGTTAGAGAAGAACCCACACGTTAGACAAGTGTTAACACCTATAAATATAGTGGCTGGTGTAGCAGGAATGTCTTATAGGTCAGATGATGGTTGGAAGGAAGTAAATCAGAAGATTGCAGAAGCACATCCAAATAGTTCCTTTGGAAAACATCATAGAAAAAGAGGAATTAAAGAAGTTAAAACTGAACAAGCTAGAGCTAAAGCAGCTAAAAAGGCATTGAGTTACAAAAGATAAAAAGGATTAAACAAAATGGCAAACAAAGATATACCAGATTTTATGCGTGGGTTTGATTTAGATAACGAGTGGGGTTTTACTCCAGTATCAACTAAACCATCAGACACACCAAGTATTGACCCTAAACTAGTAGAAGGAACAAACATAGAACTATCTAAAGTTAAGTCAGATGTTTCTACTATCAAAAGTATGATGAACGAAATTATGCAGATAGTGAACGATAAGGAAACGATAACAAAAGAGATTAGTGATGAAGATACGTTAGCAAGGTTTAAAGATATTGAAAAGATTGTGTTACCGTTTTTATATAATTTACAAAAAAGTGATGAACCTTATATCCACTGGCCGAATAGAAAACACATAATTAAGGCACAAATAGAGAAGTTACTTAAACTAACAAGAGGATAATAAATGAAATTAACAAACAATTTTTCATTAAAAGAAATGACTGCCAGCCAAACTGCTGAAAGGCACGGCATTAATAATAATCCTAGTGAAGACCATCAGGATAATTTAAAGACTTTATGTGAAAAAGTATTGCAACCGATTAGAAACCATTATGATAAATCTGTATCAGTATCAAGTGGATACAGGTCACCAGAGTTATGTGTTAAGATTGGTTCAAGTTTAAAATCACAGCACGCCAAGGGGCAAGCCGCTGATTTTGAAATATTTGGTACCCCAAATGCTGAACTAGCAAAGTGGATATCATTAAACATAGACTTTGACCAGTTGATATTAGAATACCATAAGGTAGACGAACCTAATAGCGGATGGATTCATTGTTCTTATAAGAATACAGATGATAATAGAAAAGAGATATTAAGAGCATACAGAAATGATGATGGCAAAACATTATATGAGAAATACGACCCTAGCTGAGAGGTTAGCAGTTTTTATAATGGCGATAAGATTGCTGAGCGTAATGCCATCATTGATATGTACGCACAGAAGGGAATCTAAGCATTGACAAGCTAGATAAAATATGTTATTATATTACTATGAGTATAAAAAAGAAAATTGAAGTATTAAAAGAAACAATCAAGTGGTTCAGAACGCAAATTGAACCACACGATTGTGGATGGATGCACACAACAATAGATGGTATCAAACACCGAATAAGTGATTTGAGAAAACAATTGAGGAGAAAATAATGAGTAGTAAATTTACGTGGGTTGATATAGACAAAACAAAACTTCCAAACACAAAAGGTAGACGTATAAACGGTTTCCGTTTCTATGATGTAGAGGGTAAGAATTATCCTTCTATCACAACTGTGCTAGGTGTTCAGAAAAAAGAAGGTCTTGAAAGATGGCGAAAAGCAGTTGGTGAAGAAGCAGCCAATTGGGAAATGGGTAGAGCGGCACGTAGAGGCAAAGCAACTCACACACTTGTTGAACAGTATATCAAAGGCGAAACACCTAGTATTAGGGACGTGTTACCTTTAGGTATGTTTAGATTGATGTTGCCTTATCTAGCTCAAATTAATAATATTCATTTATTGGAAGAAATAATGTATAGTCATAAGTTGACCATTGCAGGTCAAGTTGATTGTGTTGCTGAGTACAATGGCAAGTTATCTGTAATAGATTTCAAGACAGCAAATAAAGAACGTAAAGAAGATTGGATAGAAAACTATTATATTCAAACTTGTGCTTATGCAATTATGTATGAAGAGCTATTCGGTAAACCGATAGAACAATTAGTTATCTTAATGGCAGGTGAAGACGGTACAATGCGTTCATTTGTCCAACCAAGAAAACTATTTGAACCTAAATTGCAGAAATCTATTGAGTACTTTTATAAATACTATAACGAACTTAACAAAGATAAAATCAAGCAATAATTACATTAACAAAGTGGCCTGGATTTTATCCAACGAAGGTCATTTATGTTTAAAAAAATACTATCAATAATATTTGGAATCGTACTCTTAATGAGTATGGCTCCCGCTTTAGCCGGTCACGAAGAAGGCGGAGAATTACCTAAAGATTATGAACCAGCGCCAAATGTAGGTCCAAATTTATATTGGTTACAAATGCCTGTAATATGTGGTAGTAGTGAGGATGTGATTGCATATATTCAAAAAAGGAAATTTGCATTAGTTAATGTTTCATTTGGTAAAGAAAAAGCACACCCAGATGGTAAACCAGTTTTTATAGTACAATATTATGTTGATCCTACATACACACAATCACTTGTAGTTATGACAACATTAAATGGTGTTGAATCTTGTATGTTATACAAGTCATTTGATTTAAAATTTGCCAATCCTAAAAAGGGTATTGGTTCGTAAGGAATTTGACGTTGAAGGTTAGATAATAGTTGGAGAAGACGAGAGTTCGAATCTCTCCATCTCCACCATAAACACATTGATTTCAAGTGTGCTTATGGGGGATGACTGGAATTGATTCACAATCAAAACTAACTGGAGTTAGATAGTAGGTTGCTACTTTAAAGGACAAAACTATAAAGGATAACGCAAGTTATGCTCTTGCTGCCTAGTTAATAGGTAGACGGCGTTTGTGTAGTTTCCGTGGCAACAGAAAAACTACACACTTTACATTTAAGAAAAAATATGATATAGTATACGTATGAACTCAAAAGAATTTTCATTGATTATAGAGGATGTAGTAAAGAAGCATAAAGATATCTCATATGTGGACGCCATAGTCCATTATTGTGAAGAAAACAGTATTGAAGTTGAAACCACAGCACGTCTAATTACAAAACAACTCAAAGAAAAAATACAACATCAATCAGCACAGTTAAATTTATTAAAAGGTGGTAGACCAGGAGTATTACCAACTTAATATGTGGGATAAAATAATGTATAACTATATCTATCACTGGATAGAAAAAATAGCCAGTACAGTAAGTGTATGGGCGTGGCATAAAAGAGAAAGACTTTTACGAAAAGGACAAAACAAAAAATGAGTGATGATGAGTTTGGTAGTATCAGCGAAGAAGAATTTAATAAGAAACATATGAAAGCACTTGCACAAGCAGATCCACATAATTTTAAAAAGAAGAAAAAGAGAAGAATTAAGAAAGAAAAGCCTAATCCTTTTCACGCAAGAGCAATAGATGGATTTGGAGAATAATATGGATATAGAACTTATAGATAAATTAGGTAATGACCTATCAGTAGTAAATGCTGCTAGAGTATCATTTGCAAAAAGAAAAGATGAACTTGATGAAAAGGACGATAAGTTAATTAAGTATTTAGCAAAACACGGACATTGGTCACCTTTTGCTCACGGCTTTTTATCATTTAGAATTAAAGCACCTATCTTTGTTGCAAGACAATTAGTTAAACATCAAGTAGGGTTAAGTTGGAACGAAGTGAGTAGAAGATATGTAGATGATAAACCAGAATTCTATATACCTTTTATGTGGAGAAAGAGACCACCTGAAAGTATTAAACAAGGTTCAAGTGAAGAAGAGGTTGAATTTGATATTATGGAGTTAATAGATTTGTGTAAAGGAACTTATAACTATATGTTAGAGGAAGGTATTGCACCTGAAATGGCACGTATGGTATTACCTCAATGTATGATGACCGAGTGGATATGGTCAGGTAGTGTATATGCATTTAGTAGAGTGTGTAATCAAAGAAATAAAAGTAATGCTCAAGCAGAAACGAGAATGGTAACCTATCCACTATCAAAACATATAAAAGACCATTTTCCAATTTGTTATAAGTATTTGATATCAAATCAAAGATAGAATAGTATGGCATATGGAGGATTTGACGTATATAAAATATATCTAGGTGTTAAGTTGCATTTTACAACCAACTCCTACGACTATTATAAATATTCAGGAAAAGTAAATGCAACATTGGATTCATTTACTAAAAGAAAAGATAGGTATTTCTTCTACAAGTTATCTACAAAATATAGTCCAAGTGAAGTGCTTGATTTTTTTGTAAGTAATTTTGTTGATGATAGTAAGAAATGGATAGGAAATTTATTAAGTGATGACGGACACAAAACATACCTTCAGTATAAAAAATATCTGGAATCTTTTAACTACAGTTTACGAGATAATTTGGGTCGTATTGTTTACGATTTTAACACTCGTGGCATTTCTTTTAATAGTGGTTTATGCGTGGTTAATGGTCAGCATCCACGAATGCTACGATTACTTATACAACGGAAAATTAACTACCCAACCGCCATCATCTTGGATGAAATTCTTAATTTCATTAAGAACTGGGATACTCAAATTAAAGAAAAGATTGTGTGGACTGATATGTCCAGAAAATTAAAGAAAATGAAACCCTTTATTAGATATAATAAAACAGAAGCGAAATTAATAGTAAAAGAGATAATAACTAGTGAACTCAAATCTTAATAAGAAAATAAATGGTACGTGGACTATACCAGAGATACTAGAAGCAATGGAGATTATATGCAAGTCATAGATAATTTTTTAGATGAAAAAGATTTTGATGAATTAAGTACAAAGGTAATGGGTAGATACTTTCCTTGGTTCTATTATGACTCAATAGTAAAAGAAGATGATAGAGGAAAAATTGGTCATCAATTCTTTAATATGCATATGTTATATGACAATGACCGACCAACATTTAATACATCTTTTGAACTAATGGATCCAGTTTTAAAAAAATTAATGAACTTTGAAGATCCAAATATTTGTTTGAAAGCTTTAATAAGAGTAAAAGTAAATTCATATCCTAATCAAGGTACATTGATTGAACACGGTATGCATAATGATTTTCCTTTTCCTAGTAGGGCGTGTCTTATTAGTATGAACACTTGCAATGGATACACAAAGTTTGAAGATGGCACTAAAGTTGATAGTGTTGCAAATAGAGCAATCCTTTTTGATCCATCTATTGAACACACTGGTACAAGCACAACAAATGCTCAAAGAAGAGTTAATATAAATTTTAATTACTTTAATAGTCTAGGTAATATATCTAATAAATGATAATGACCAATAGGGATGTTGAAGAACATCACAAAATGATAAGAGTAATGCAAGATGAAAAGAAATCTGCTAGAGTATTCTGTATAGGTAATGGTGAAAGTAGAGTAGGAATAGATTTATTTAAGTATAAAGAATTTGGTAAGATATATGGTTGCAATGCCATTTATAGAGACCTCCCTAATTTATGTGATGTGTTAACTAGTGTAGACCACGGAATGATACACGAAATATATCACGCAGGAATGGCACAAAAGATACCTTGTTATTTTAGAAATTGGACTAAAGTGCCTGCTCATACATATGACGTAATAATACAAGATGGTTTACCTAAAGAAGAATTAGATAAAGCAATAGAACAAGGTGCTGTTATAACCAATGTACGTGGTGATAGTAAAGAATATGTTTTACACGGCGCTAATTTAAAAGGTGTAGTGAACGTATTGAAAAAAGATGGTGTGGTAAATAAAAGACATATTAGTCAAGCTACAATTAAAGTTAGTTGGATACAAGAACCAGACTATTCACACTCATTAGATGATATAAGCAAACCTAGAGACCACGGTTGGGCGTGTGGGGCAACTGCTGGTTTAGTTGCAGTTAAGAGAGAGAATCCTTGTGAAGTGTACCTAATAGGACACGATTTACATAGTCATAATGAGAAGATTAACAATATTTACAAGAGTACTAAGCATTACACAGCAAAAGATAACAGTCCAACACCAGGTATCAATTGGATTAACCAATGGATGACTATGTTTAACTGGTATCCAGATATAAATTTTTATAAGGTCAATAGATATAATGACGGTAGAGATAATGTCAATGGACCTATTAAAGAATGGGCAGGTATACCCAATTTGAAGTATATAGATTATACCACACTTGACTCTATGCTCTAATTATGTTATATTAGACATAGAGTTGTTATAAATAAGTATGAAGGCGATTACATAGCCTACACAAATACAACAAATATGTTAATACAAAAGGAGATAATACATATGGACTTTGAAAAGTTAAAATCATCATCAAGTAACTTTGATAATATTACAAAGGCACTTGAACAAAACCTCGGTCCCGAGGATAAAACAAACAAAAACAAGTATCAAGACGATAGACTTTGGAAACCAGAGTTAGATAAAACTGGTAACGGTTATGCTGTTATTAGATTTTTACCTGCTTCTGAAAAAGAAGAAATGCCTTGGCAAAGAGTATGGTCACACGCATTTCAAGACAAAGGCGGTTGGTACATTGAAAATTCATTAACAACTTTAAATGGTAAAGATCCAGTTAGTGAAGATAATACTAGATTATGGAATACAGGTGTAGATAGTGATAAAGATATTGCTCGTAAGAGAAAAAGAAAATTATCATACTATTCTAACATCTATATTGTTAGTGATCCAAAACATCCTGAAAATGAAGGCAAAGTTTTCTTATACAAATTTGGTAAGAAGATATTTGACAAAATATCAGAAGCAATGCAACCTCAATTTGCGGATGAAAAAGCAATTAACCCATTTGATTTTTGGAAAGGTGCAAACTTTAAACTAAAAATCAGAAAAGTTGATGGTTATTGGAACTATGACAAATCTGAATTTGAAGGTGTTACGCCAGTAGCAACAGAAGACGCTGCTATCAAAACAATATGGGCGAAACAGTATCCTTTAAAAGCTTTTGTAGACCCTAGTAATTTTAAAACCTATGAGGAACTCAAAGAGAAACTGAATAGGGTAATTATGGGTACACGAAGCACCGAAACTGTTGAAACAGTTGGCCTCCCACAACAGGCAAACGGTACGGTGAAAAGTACTAACGTTGTTGACTCTAAACCTGCTAGTGAGGAAGACGATACGTTGTCTTATTTTAGTAAATTGGCAGACGAAGAGTAAACCTTTCTCTCTCAAATAAACGTTAAAACTTAAAGGGCACCTAGTAATAGGTGCCCTTTTTCATTATAAATAGTAGTATGGCAAATATATTTGGTCCCATAAAAGATAGACAAGCAGGCGTATTAAAGTCAGCATCCTGGTATAGAGGTGCAGTACAAAATATGACAAATAAGGCAACTTCTAATACTCTTATGCGACAAGGTAAACTAAATCAAAGACCTAGCGCAGGACGTTTGAATATGTATTTTTACGACCCTAAAACTAAAAAGAAATTACCATATTACGACATATTTCCATTAGTTTTACCAGTAGATACATTTACAGGTGGTTTTGTTGGATTAAATTTTCACTATTTACCATATGCATTGAGATTTAAATTATTACAAGAGATACAAAGATATGCTAGTAATACACAATTTGACCGTACTACTAGAATAAATGCGACATACAGTACACTTAAAAATATACCGTTGATTAAACCAACTATTAAGAAATATTTGTGGAAACACGTTAAGTCAAATTTTTTAAGAATAGACGCAGACGAAATGGCAATTGCTGTTTATCTGCCTCTACAACAATTCAAGAAGGCAACACCTAGTAAAGTGTATGCTGATAGCAGGAGAGCAATCTGATAATACAGACGACAAGAGGTTATGGCAAAGAGAACAGTATGGAGAGTTATGATAGTTAAAATCAGGATGTGGTACGCAGACATAAGAGGACACCACGGACATAAATGGAACTACGAACCATCCGAACATTATATGGGTAGACACCCAAAAGATAGAAAATAGGAAATAAAACCAATGGCAATTTTTAGGGCAGGAAAACGTATCGGTAATATGGACATAAGAATTGGTCTACCTAGAGATAGGTCATTAGATAACGTTGAAGGCGATAAAAGAATTACAGTACATCAACCTGGTGTTAACCAAAGAACATCTATTGGTAGAATGATTACACAAATTAATAGAGGTGAAGGTGTTGCCAGAGCAAATAGATTTTTAGTTAGACTATTTCCACCAGTAGATGTTGTTACAGAAAAAATAGATTTTGAACCAAGTCTTCTTAATTCAGATGAAATGAAACGTAATGTAGAATTGATGTGTACATCAGCAGTTTTACCACATAGGGACATATTAAATACAAATTTTGTAACTTATGGACCAGGTAGAAAAATGCCTTATGCATATGGTTATGGGTCAAGTATGGAATGTAATTTTATGGGAGATAAGTTTTTAAGACAAAGAGCTTTCTTTGAAACGTGGCAAGGTAAAATGCATAATTTAAAAACACACAATTTAGAATACTATGATAATTACATAGGCACTATGGAAATTTATCAATTAGGACAATATAGAGAAAGTGATAAGGAATATCCTGATGATAATTATAGAATGACTTATGGAATAAGATTGCACGAAGTATATCCAGAAACAATAGGAGAAATACCATATCAATCAGTAACAGATGACCCAATGCCTATGGACATACCTATAAAGTTTGCGTATAGAACTTGGGAGAATATAACATTAGACGAAGTAAATGGTGTTGAGTATGGTAAAGGTGTACCAGATATGCCAAACATTAAACCTAGTAAGGACTATGGAATATGGGGCGGAATATTATCTAAAATGCCACCAGATGTTAAACGAGCAAGTAAACAAGTTATTGAGAAAATTAAAAGAGATATGCCGATTGGTAAGGGTACTGGCGGTAGAGTATTTCCACCATTCGTTATAAATAGGAACTAATATAATAAAAGGAGTAAATTATGGCATTGCCTATATTAGAAACAGCGACATATGAATTGACATTACCATCTAAAGATGTAAAGGTTAAATTTAGACCTTTCCTTGTCAAAGAAGAGAAGATATTACTACAGGCATTAGAGTCAGGCAGTAATAAAGAAATGACTAGTGCTTTGAAACAAATAGTACACGCTTGTACTATGGGTGCTATAGATATTAATACACTACCTATATTTGATGTAGAGTATATATTTTTACAGATAAGAGCAAAGTCAGTTGGTGAAATAACAAAATTAAAGTTGTTATGTCCAGATGATAAGAAAACTTACGCAGAAGTTGAGATAGATTTATCTAAAGTGGAAGTACACGTAGATGAAAACCATTCTAACAATATTGTAGTAGATGAGAAGAAAAAGATAGGTTTGATTATGAGTTATCCTACTATCAATTCTGTTGATCCAGAAGAAAATACAAAAGGTATGAAAACTAAACAGATGTTTGATATGCTAGCAAATACAGTATATCAAGTGTATGAAGGTGATAAAATACACGCTGCTGGTGACTACACTAAAGAAGAAATGCATAAGTTTTTAGAGAGTTTAGACAGTAAGGCATACAGGAAAATCAATGAATTTTTTGATACTATGCCAAAATTGAAGCAAGACATAGAGTTAGAGAATCCCACAACGAAAGTTAAGAGTAAGCTTACGTTGCAAGGGATAGCTGATTTTTTCGTATTGCCCTCTCTCACGAAAGTTTAGAAAATTACTACCAAGTGAATTTTGCACTAATCCAGCATCATAAATATTCATTGACTGAATTAGAGAGTATGATACCTTGGGAGAGGGAAATATATGTCAATATGTTGTCTACCTATATCAAAGAAGAAAATGATAGAATTAGACTGAAAAACGCAGGACAAAAGTAAAGGAAATTATGGCAGACGATTTAATTAAAGTAAAAAAGATAACCGAAGAGTATGAATTAAAGAAGAGCGACCTTGTTCCTGATGAAGGAGAGGACGCACCTACTTGGTATAATAAAACAGCAGGTCTATTAGACAAGTTTAGAGTCATACCTAGAATGGTAATGTTGTCATATATCTATGCCTTTTATAAATCAGTAACTTGGTTTATGCAATTACCAGACCCAACGAATTCACAAGCAATGTACATATCAACTATAGTTGGTGCTGGCGCTGCCTTCTTTGGATTATATGTTGGCAAACCAGGTGCGAAGTTACCTAAAAATAAGAAATAAGGACATTTATGGCAAAGAATAGATTAGATATATCAGACCAAACAGCAGTAAGTATGCCAATGAAGAATCTTTTGGCTATATTGGTGGCAGTCGCCATTGGTGTGTGGTCTTATTTTGGTGTGATTGAGCGATTGAATATGTTAGAAACTAATACAACATTATTAGAAAAAGATTTAAACCAAGCAAGTGAAAGACTTACTGGAGATATTGAAAAGAATAACGAATTTAGAATTAAATGGCCGAGAGGTGATTTAGGTTCACCACCTGCTGATTCTGAGCAATTTATGTTAATAGAATTTTTATCAGGACAAGTAGAGTCAATACAAACACAGTTAAAGAATATGATGAACAACCAAGTAAATATTGAGAGGTTGCAGACCGATATGGATAAAGCTTTAGCTGATATAGAAAAACTAAAAGACAAAATAAGAAGTGTCAAGAATGGATACTCGGGAGAGTAATAATGTTTAAAAAACTAATAAAGAAAATAGGATTTAAGAACGGAAACTCAAAATGGTTATTAAAAATGTTAGGTGTTCTATTTTTAATTGCTATATTATTTGGTGTATTCAAATCAACTCAAGCAGTTGCAGAAGAAACACAAGAAGCACTAGATGTTGCTGAGAAGAAAGGTCTTATAGATTTAACTCCATCTGAACCAGAAATAGGAATTGTATTTGCAGTTTGTATATTTGAGAACGCAGATGGTACAAGGAAATTAGTGGATCATAGAGAAGCTATTAATATGAGTCACTGCTTGAAAGAGAAAAGAAAAGCAGAAACAAAATATAAAAAGATGAAAATAGATGGTCTCGCTGTAGGTAACTTTGTTTTTGCTTGTGATAAAGTAGAAGCAGAAATAGAGATATTAGAAAATGGTGATTGGCGTATCGTTAAGATATTAGGCAAACATCACGAATCATATAAGAAAAAGAAAGCGTATGATTAATATGACATTTAAAAATAAAATAATAACATTAATAATTTTACTATTGTTTTCATCAAGCGTATTTGCTGCCAAACTATATACTGGCGGTGAAAAGTATGAAAAAGATAATGTAATTGCTTTGACATTATCAGTTGTTGGTAAAAGAATTGAATGGGTATTTAAAGAAAATTTAGGTCAATGTCTAAAATCTAAAAGGGTAGCTAATAGAGAAATAGGTGGTGAGAGAGTTATATTTGCTTGTGAGATAGTAAAAGGATTACTACAAGAAGACAAACAATCAAAATACGGAATTAGATTACTAAAAATAATAGAATAATAGGATAATTAATGGCAGATTCAGTAGTAGTTGCTGACAACGTAGAGTTAGTAGCAAATAATATACAATCTAAAGTAGGTGCAACATTGCTTGGTACTAAAGCAATGGCAGAAAATACTACAGGAGGTTCTGAATCTTCATTTAAAATATTAGAACAAGTTAAAGATTTACAACAAGCAACTGTTGATAAGGTACACGCCGTTTGGGAAATATTAAAATCGCAATTAGATATAGAAAAAGATGAAGCACGTAGAATAAGAGAACAAGCAAAAGAAAATGCTCTTGAAAGTAAAAGTGGTGGTGGTGGTGGTGTAAGTGGTTTAGAGAGTGCTGCTGGATCTCTTGGTTCATCTATGATGGATAAAATGAAAGGTTTTGGTGCAGGATTATTTACTATGGCTGGATTAATGTCAGTTGCAGGTAAGATATTTAAAGCAGGTCTAATTTTAATGTTAGCAGGATTTCTTGGTGACGCTTTAGTTGACCATTTTGATATTAATGATGACGCAACAAAATCAGCTTTACAAAAAGGATTACCTGCCGCCGCTGTTTTAGTTGCTTTATTTGGATTTAAGAACGCATTATTAGTAATAATACCTGCCATAATTGGTATGGGATTTGCTTCAGTTATATCTTGGATAAAAGGTGATAAAGTTGCAGGTGAAGTGAGTGGATTTGATTGGGGTTCTGTTGCATTAGCAGGTCCAGCACTATTGTTATTAGCAAAACTTGGTACAGGTATGAAATTTGCTACATTGGCAGCATTAGTAGGAGGTTGGCCAATTGTTCTTGGAGTTTCACTAGCACTAGCATTAGCCGCTGGTATTGGTTATTTGTTTAGTAAAGTACAACAAGCTGAACAAAAGATGTTAGACCATTTAGGAGAAATGACAGATATATCACAACAAGAATTAGAAGATAGATTAAAAAAACAAAAATCAGGTTTCATAGCCTCATCAGCACCTGGTGTTGCAAAACTATTTGGTATGGAAACTACACATATGGATGATGTATATATGGCAAGTAAAGCAGCAGCAGCTACAGTTAAATCTAAAGATGGAAAACTTGAAGTTAGTGAAGTTACCAACATAGTTAAACAAGTAGATATGTTAGCTCAAATGGATCCAACAACATTAAAAGAAATGCTTGATGATAAAGATAAGGCAGATGTTTTGATGAGAAGTATTAATAAACTGTTGGTAGTAGCAGGATCAGGACAATTAGGAGACTCTTCTGCCGCTGTTATTAAACAATTACAAGGTCTAGCACAAAATGTTCAAATGACTGCTAAAGATATGTACGCAGAAAAAGAAAAATCAGGTGATACTGGTTGGCTTGATGGTGCTGGTTATTTACAAGATATTGCTGATGACAAGACTGCTGGATTTAAAGGTGGTGATATGTTTGAAAGATATGCTGAACTATTGCAAAATCCAGAATATATGAAAGCAAAAACAGAAAAAGAATCAATAGAAGGTGAAAGTAGATATCAAGAATTAAAAGCAATTCCAAAAAAAGATAGAACCAATGATGAAAATGCTGAATGGAAAGACTATTACAACCGTTTAAGACCGTTAGACGCAAAAATGAATCGACTTGGTAGAGGTTCAGATGGACAACAAATTACTGGTGAAGTAAGAATGGCAGATGTGTTTAAACTATTAACTAAAGATGAACAAGCACAGTTGATAGAATCAGCATTAAGTGATAAAAAAGTATTATTAAAAGCAATGAAATTAACACAAACAAAAGAAAATGAAGGTGGATCAAATATTATTGATAATAAAAAACAAAGTGTTATTACTACAACGAATAATAAGAGTAATTTTTCTACTACTAGTAGTTTTGAAGTTGATTATGCTCTCCGCCAAGCAGTAGCCTCACAAAGATGATAACAATATTAGAAAACGCAAAAAATAGATTAACAGAATTAAGAAACAAACATAATAAGAAATATGTTAGACTATCTGTAAAGGGTGGTGGTTGTGCTGGTTTTGGATATGATTGGACATTTGAAGATACGCCAAATGATACAGATTTAGTTGTTGATGATACGTTATTAGTGGATAAAATATATGAAATGTATATATTAGGTATGCAGTTAGATTATAAGAACGATATATTTGGTGCAAACTTTATATTCAACAACCCTAAAGCCAAATCCTCTTGTGGATGTGGCACATCATTTAGTATTTAAGACCTAATTGCTTTTCAGTAATTAGTTTAAACTCCATATTATTATCTGAACAATATTCTTTAGCGGCAGACCATTTTGCTGTGTTTTTAATATACTCATATGACTCACGCATATAAGATTTACTTTTTCTTTTACCAATTTTAGGTTTAACACATTGTCTTGATGGTTTAATTTCAATCATATACTTTTTATTTTTGATTGTTTTAATGATGAAGTCTGGAAAGTATCTATGAAATTTCTTATCTAATGGATTGTAGTATCTTACAGGTAATTCTTCACTTGCCCAATGTAATATGTCAGGATTTAGGTCGCAATAACGCATAAACCTACGCTCTAATAGTGACCTATACACTATCATATTAGGGTTACCCACGTACTTTTTAGTGTATGTTGGTTTGTATATTCCTTTGTAACTCTTTCCCATAATTTACCTATAACTCATATAAATATATAAGTATTTATAACATAGGTTAGAATGCTCAAAATATGTCAATAAGTTTAAACAAATATCTAAAAAGCGCAGTACGAAATGTTAAGAGTTTCGTAGTTAACAAGTATGCTGGAAGTATGAGTGGTTTATTAAATACTTCAAGTCTTGTTCAAAGTACCTTTGCTTCTGTACAATCAGGTAATACTGCTTCAATTAATAAACTATTAAAGAAATCACCATTTGAAATAGACCAAGATAAAAGAACTGTTAAGGATGATCCTTTAGGTTTTAAACATTTACAATATCCATCAGATTTAACTGGTGCAGAAGTAGGTAATTGGATACTATTCTTTACTATATCATCAAACGTTGGTAAGAACCCAGCAGAAAATCCAGATTTACAATTAGCACAAGATATGGGATTGAGTCCAGGTATGGCTGGAGTAGACCCTAATAGTACGCTTCAAACTAGTCAAGAAATGGATAGTATAAGAGAAATGTACAAAAAAAGAGGCGTTATTATACCTAGAATGGGTACAACAAATAGTGTAATAGGTGATGACGTAACTAAAGATATGGTAAGTGGTGCAATTGCTTTATATATGCCACCAGATATTAAAGTAAGTTATGGTGCAGGTTGGGGAGTAGAAGATACAAATGTTTCTGGAGATATAGCAAATGCATATAAAGAAATTAAAGGGCAAGATTTAGATTTTGGTATGGATATGATTAAAGAGGCAAGTAAACACGGTCTTGGTATAGGTCTAACAAAAGGAAAAGAATTTTTATCAGCATTATCAGAAGGTGCAGGTATGGGTGATTGGATGAAACTAGTAGGTAAAGGTATGGGAATAGCAATTAACAATCACGCTGAAATGTTTTATGAAGGTCCTGGTTTTAGAGAATTCACATATTCATTTAAATTCTGGCCTAGAAATCCTGATGAAACAAAGAGAGTACAAGATATAATTTTGATGTTTAAATATCATATGCACCCAGGTAGAGATAAGAAAGCTTGGCATAAAGGTCGTATGTTTACTTATCCTTCAGAATTTGAAATACATTATTTACATAGAACTGGTGTCAATACTAGTTTAAATAAAATATCAAGATGTGCTTTAGCAAAATGTGATGTACAATATACACCAAGTGAGAGTAGTAATTTTAAAACATTTGAAGACGCTACACCAGTTTCATATCAAGTTGATTTAACATTTAAAGAATTAGAATATATGACTAAAGATAAAATCAAGGAAGGATTTTAATGTCAAGATATTTTGAACAGTTTCCGAAGATGATATACGATATTAAAGGCAATGATAATTATAAATTGGTGCCTGATATATTTCGTAGAGTTAAAGCAAAAAGTAATATAAAAAATAACTTAACACTATTAGATACATATGATGTTGAAGATGGAGAAAAACCAGAACACATAGCATATAAATTATATGGTAGTACAGATTTATTTTGGGTTGTGTGTATGGTAAACAATATTGAAAATGTTTATTACGATTGGCCTTTATCTAATTTGCAATTTGAAAACTATGTAAAGGACAAATATACTAATGCCGAAGCAATACATCATCACGAAAAAATACAATCAAGTGGACCTCAAATAGGTGATGGACCTGAAGATTATTCTCATATGATAGAGTGTAATTCAACAGACGCAGGCGCTGGTCCTGTAACTAATGCTGAATATGAAA